ATAGGAGAGAACAATGCAGCTTAATCTTAATGGGTGTAACGAACTTGAATTAATATCTTACAAAATAATTTTATTAAAACAAATTATTGCCAATCAAGATGTTGTTAAAAAAATAGATAAAAAACTAACCAGACTACATAAAATAAAAGAAAAGGAAGAAAATGCACAAACCAAGAACTAATACCAATGTACTAGAGATTAACCAATCGCTTATAGAGTTAATGGCAGAATGGAGAATAAGTGAAAAAGATGATCAATTAATCTTTACTAAAATTGTAGGATTGCAGCTAAAGAAGATTAGGCTTATGAGAGGTTACACGCAGACTAGGGTAGCCAAAGCAATTAATATTACATTTCAACAAATTCAGAAATATGAACGAGGAACTAACGAGGTTAAGAGTATAAATCTTAAAAAATTATCTGAATATTTTGATGTTTCATTTGACTATTGGATTAAACCAATATTAGATGCTAACTTAACATTTTTAACAAGAAGGAGAGAGAATGTGTACCCACTTAAAAACGACATCTTCATGGAAAGATAAAAGAATCGAAGCCATGAATAAGATAATTAAACAAAACCACTACAAAACAGAATCACTTATTGAAGAATATAATAGAGTAAGTAATTCTAAAGCAGAAAACAAAAAACAATATAAAGGAGAGAGTAATGCCAATAGTTAATACAGAGCATGGTCATACGATAGACTTTAATGAAGAAAAACATAAATACATTAAAGGTAGTGAATACATAGTAGGTACAAGCACAATACTTGGTAAGTTAGCTAGTCCAATGTTAGAAAATTGGAAAATAAGTAATCAAGTAAATGCTTTAAAAGATGAGATGGAAAGACAAGGGATTCCATTAGATAAAATAGACTCAATAGTTATTAATGCTAAAGCTAATGCTAGAAAGCAAGGAGATGGTATATTATCTATTGGTTCAATGGTTCATAAATATTGTGAGTTATGGGTTAAGAACCAACCCTTTGCAGAACCTGACAACCTAGTTGTTAAAGGTTGCTTTGATAAGTTTAAAAGGTTTTGGACTAAACATAAATTGAAACTTATAGAGTCTGAAAAAATTTTATATTCTGAAAGAGGTTACTGTGGAACTGTAGATTTGATAGCAGAGGATTCCCAGAAGAACCTATGGCTTATAGATATAAAAACTTCAAAGGGTATCTTTGTAAATATGATTCATCAACTTCATGCTTATAAACTTGCCTATGAAGAACAGACAGGCAAAAAAATACATAAGATGTATGTTGTAAGACTTCCTAAAGATGATGGAGAGTTTGAAGCTAGACATATCTTATATAAAAAAGAACACATGAAAGCATTTCTTGGATTGTTAAGTTGTCATAACTCCGAGAAGTTATTTAATGAATCAGTAAGACAATACAATAAACTAAAAAAAGGAAAAAAAAATGTATCAAAATAATAAATCAAACTATGATATGCCATTCTGTGGCTTAACATTAAAGCTATATGAAACAGGAAAGAAAGCACCTAGTTTTGAATATAGTGCTTCAGCAGCTAAATCTAAATTTATGTGTAGTTTAACTAAACAACTATTTGAATTACATGAAGTTAATAATTGGTGTAACCTTCCACAAGTTCAGGCTTACTTTAAAGCTGGTTACAATCTTAAATGGGCTTCTAAAGTTCAACAAGCTAAAGAAACTAAATATGGTGCTGATAGTGAGCAAGTAGTAACTTGTTTTATGGTTAAGCCTTATCAGGGTGGTCAAAATGTTGATGGCATGAAACCTATTGCTCAAACTATACCTCAATACACACCACAACCAATGACACAGGCTCAACCCTCTGCACCAGATAATGCTATGCCTGTTAATAATATGTCTGATATGGATGACGAGATTCCATTTTAATTATGGTCGATAAAGTAAGCGATACACACTATAAACTTGTTAGCGAGGTCTATGAATTAAAAAAAGACTTCGCTTTCAAGCAAGAAGAAGTACAGGCATTATATTTAGAAGTTAAACAACAAAGAAATTTAGCTGAAAAATACGAGTTAGAAAACAAACATTTAAAACAACAAATAAAACAACTAGAGGAAGAACAAGAGGACTTGTTAAACTACCCATGATAATATTTGGACACCCAATACATAGAAAATACAATAGACTTGTTGCAAAAATAGTTGCTATAATATTTGTGATTGTTATATCAATAGGGTTAATGTCTTGTGATAAATTAGAATTTGACCCAACAACAAGTGCTGTTAAATATTTAATTAAGAATAAAAATAAAGGAGAGTAAATGAGTTTAAGTAATAAATCATATGAAGAACTAGAAAAGGCATCTACTGAATGGAGTATAGCACATGGTAAAGTTATAATCCTAAATGAAGGTCTTAAAGCAACTTATTCTAAATGCTTCTTAAAACATAAGTTAGATTCTAAAACTGTTATTGAAGCTGAACATAAAGCTAGAACAGATGAAGATTATAAAAAAATTGTTGATGTTTATGCAGAAGCTGAAATGGCTTTAGTTAAAGCTAGATACCATTATAATAATTTAGATAAGTATGTGAGTCTTAAACAATCTGAATTAAAAAGAGATTTAGCTTTAAATGGAAAACAACCGACTTAATGAATTTCACTAACGAGAATTGGCTTGCTCCCTTGTTTATCAGTTAGTGAATAGAGTTATTAGCGAGAGTTAATAATTTGGTCTATGGGTGGTTTGCTCTCTCTCTCCACCCTAGATTTAATGTCTAGTTATTTCAAAATACTTTAAGCTAGTTTTAGATGTGATGGGAGTTTCTGTATAGTTATAATCTATAAGATCAACTTCAGGATTCTTTTGTATATCATAAATCATTCTAAGAAGTTTAGTTTTGTTTGGAACAACATCTATAAATCTAAAATTTACAAAATGACCATATGGATTATGACTTGTTTCTAATCTAAATTCTAACTCTATAATTACTGCGTCTGGTAATTTCATTTAAAGACTATACTATTTTTTTTTAAATGCTGAAACACCTTTAATACCTAGAACAGAAGAATATCCACCAATAATTAAGCCTTGTAGCCAAAAAGGAAATTTATTTACTTGGTCAAAGAAAGCATCAAGTTTTGTTATAATTTCAGGGTCATCAGAAAATATACCCCAAGCACACACTAATAATGGAATTGAAATAAGTATTAAAACAATCTCGTCTTTTAGATCATTTGCTTGATGTTGTTTGACAGTTTTGACCATCTCAATCTCTCCATCAATAACCCTCTGCATTTGTTTCTTTTCAGCAATAGATTCTAATACTTTAGTTTCTTTTCTGTTTTTATAAACAGTTCCAGCAGTTGATATTCCGAATTTTATTAATGATAACCACATAATTATATACTTATACTACTTGTTACAAATATTATTGTTGCCCAATATAACACAAGAATAGAATAAATTAAATAAGTGAAGTTCATTCACTCCTAATATTCCTTATTTCTTATTTTGCAACTCTTTTGCTAATTCGCAGTAATGAATGATCTTATCCCATTTCTCGTTAGGGTTTTCTCCGATCTTATTTCGAAGTGCGTACTTTATAATATTACCTTGTATGAAGTCTAGCTTATTCTTTACTATAAACTCTATAGGTTGGATTTTATATTGCTTATAGTGCTTCCCACCTATTTGTTTATCAGTAGCCTTTAAATCGCTTCTATGACCCTTTAAACTAGACAATTTTACCTATCCAGTTCCCTTTTCGGTCTAATACCATTGGAAGTAGTCTTGGAACTCCATCTAGGATAATTCCACAACCAAGAATAAATCTTGTTTTAAAGTTTTTAGCATATTCAAATGCCATTGATTTTTGATCTGTTAAACAACCCACATTCATTCCAAAGAATAAGTTATCTGGGTTAGCCCACCAACTAATAACAAACTTAGTATGGTAATGTCCTTGAACAGCACTCATACCCATAGCTTGTGATACTTTTAAAATATCAGCACTCATACCATGAGTAAAGAAACACCTTTGACCATTAGACATAGTTAAAGTTATATTATCTACCCACTTCCACTTTTTAGTACCTAAAAAATCTCCATAAGATTTAATAAATTGTTTGCTCATTCCATATTTTAATGCTCGTCTAAATACTAAACTAGAATGGTTACTATCTACTTCTGTAACATCTGGGAATATTGTTTCTAGTTCTTTAATAT